AATGAGTTTGTGGTACGCACGCTCACCACGTTTACGTTCACGCGGACTGAGGTTTTGACCATGCACCCAAGTCTGAACCTGACGTGCCAGCAAAATCTCCTGGTTTTTATTCAACAAAGGGTACCTGCCGATCCCTTTTAGATATGCGCTGAATCCCTCCATTTCAGTAATTGACTTCCACGACGCAAGGAGCTTTGCCCAAGTTAGGAGCTATGGCCGCAGCCACAGCCAATGCTTTATCGAGAGTCACATACGAGCAAGCATCCTCCGGCTTGTCCGTCATCATGATCCCACTGCCAGTGGCTTCATAGCAAGCCGCCAGATAAATGTTGTTTGAAATTGAAAGTGCGTAACGCATGGCCTTTATTTGTGGCCAGTCAAAAATAGCACAGTAGCCTCAGATTGCAAGCAACCCATCAGCTGTCTGGAACGTCTTTTTTAAGTCTCGCTCTGCCCTCAACCCGCCGCCTGACCGAATCCTGCCACGCCGCTTTATCGGCCTCAAGCGCCTTCTCATACGCCTGCGCTGGAATGCACCGCTCCAGCTCCTTGTAAACGACATCCCGAATCCAAGCGGTGGGACGTACCTTCAACCCTTCAGCCAAGCTCATCAACAACTCAGCACGATGCGGATCCAGCAAAACCTGCAAATACGTCTTATTGCCGTGTTTGATCGCCAACGTGTCGTTCCACTACTAGTCAACAGTCTAGCAATGTGCTACCAAGCAATCGAATCATCGACGTGTTTACGCCACCCCTGCGCCTGAGACTCACGAGACTCACGCCGTTGCTTCGTGCAACCTTCTCGTATATGCCTGGCACCTTCTAAAAACTCAGCCGCACGTTGTAGGTCTGCTGTGGTGGCACGTGAGATCTCATAGCGCAAGTAGCGCAACATAATCTCCCTACCAGTCAGCGGCCTAGCCAAAAGCTATGAGTTGTCCTCCTGCTCCTGCGCTTCTAGATACAACTCCATAAGCTTTGGAATTAGTTTTACTCTTTTTTGCGCCACTGCATAGATGATGACATTTTCCATGAATTGAAAATCAGATGGATCGCTGACAAAACCAGTTGAGTCAGGTGGTGGGTAGGTCATTGGTTGTTCTTAGGTTTTGATAAATCAGGCTTAGAGTAGCACTTTTGGCCTTTAGTTACCGCATAAGCCGCATCCATCACATCCCCAAGCGAAGTGTAGTAGCCCAGATTTTCTGAGCGCACCAAAGTCCAACCCTGGGGCGTGTGATGAATGCTGACCATGTCAGTGAATCTCCGACCAACGTTTACCGATAGACGGCTCAGCAAGCGGCGGAATATCGCCAAGCCACATTGCTTCCGCGTCCTCCATTATTCGTTTTAGCTTCGCGGCCCACTCCTCAGCCTTGTCTTCCTTGACGAGCAACAAAATTTCGTCATGAATACAGGCGGCAATCTTGGCCTCGACCTCACCAACTTTCACCAGCTCAGTCCACAAGTTGCCCAACGCGCATTTCAGGATGGCCGCACCAGCACCCTGGATCGGCGTGTTGCACCTCACCGTCAGCCGATTCATGTCACCCGGCAAAAACCGCCGCATGTTCGACTTCGGAATACGAATCGACACCAAATTGTTGCCCTCGGTCTCTTCCGCAAGGCGACCATTTTCCTGCTGCCACTCGGCAATGCCGTGGTACGTGTCGAGCCACTGCTTCCGAATTTCAGCGGCCTCCTCAACAGGCATAAGGACGCCAACGCCAGCCGCATAGTTCCGCAAACCCTTCGCACCACTGCCATACAACAGGCCGAAGTTTGCAGACTTGGCAATCTGACGGCTGCAACCAATGGCCTCAGCAGTAACGGTGTGCAAGTCTTCACCGTCCTGGAACGCCTTGATCATGCGTTCATCTTGCGCGACCGCAGCAGCCAGTCGAAGTTCCATCTGACCAAAATCAGCATCCACAAGAAGCCAACCATCAGGAGCCTCAACACACTGACGGAAGGCTTCGTCTCTGGGGATTTGCTGGTTGTTGGGTTTGATGCAGGACATGCGGCCACTTTCGGCTCCGAGCTGCAAATAGCTGGCACGAACAAAACCATCGGGGTCAAGTTTTTCAAAGATGGAGTCCACCATTTGGCGGCGCTTTTCGGCTTTTTTCCAAGCCAAGTAGGTCTGGACAACGTGGTGGTCAGCCGCATAAGCCTGGAGCGCAACGCGGCTAGCACTAGGTTTTCCCGTTTTGTTGTCCATAGGCTGCTCGCCAAGGAGTGCCGTGAACTTCTCCAGAAGCTGCTTTGGTGAATTGAGATTAAACCCCTTGTACTTTTTGGTGCCAAGTCGGATGCTGCCCTCATCCTTTGCTCGTAAGTTGAACACCGTGGGCTGCGTCTCAAGAGACTCAATCTCGGAATACCATTTTTCATAGTCTTCGTCGTCGTGTCCCATCTCCGTGACCTTCGCCTTGAGATAACCCAGTTGGCGGGAGTTTTCTCGCGGGAGCTTATGAGCTTCCGGTAAGGCTGCATCAAGTTCGAATAAAAACTCCTTAGATAGAGCAGCAATGTCGTGTTCATAGTCCTTACGAAGTTGTTCAAGACTGGAACGATTCCACGGCAACCCTGTACGCCACATGTGCGCCATTGCCGGAAGAGCTTTGCATTCGAGCGTGTAAGCAGGGTCTAAACCTGCCGCAGCAATCCTCCCAGGAAGGATTGCATCAAGCTCCAGCAAAATCTCCACGTCTTTAGCAGCGTATTCAAGCTGCTCTTTCGAAAGGACTGGTGCGCCCCAATCAGACGCCTGCTGTTCTTTCGAGATGTCCTTTTCTAGGTAACGCTTAGCTAAGTGGGCTAAGCCATGCTTCAGGTTTGGAATGCCGTTGTTCAGCAGCTTGCTGGCGAGCATGGTGCAATAAACGCGGCCATACGGCTTAAACCCGTTTTCCTGCAACCACGCAAGATCGAACACAGCGTTGTGCGCGATCCAGTGGCGATCACCGTTTTCAAAAAAGTCATCCAACTTGTCCATCCCGTCATCATCAACATCGAACATGTCGATAACAACGATGGACTTAGTGGATTCAGCACCCAGCTGAAGCAACCGAAGCTTGCCCACCTCTGGCTGCAGCTGGAGCGTTTCTGTATCAAACGCAATCGTGGTGGCACACGAAATTTTGTCGAGATGCTCGACGCCGAAATAGGTTTTGTAGGTCATTTAGAAAAGGTGCTCTTCAGGGAATACGCCTTGCCAGTTGGACTCATGAGTCCCATCCGGTGCGTACCAGCCGGAATCATCGAGATACCAGTTGGCGTTGGTGCGTGCAAAGAAGATCTTTTTCTCAAGTGAGAGATCTTCAAGCGAGTTGTCAAAAGGAGGCGTGGTCATTGGAGCGGATCATCGAAAGGCGGTGGATTGTCTTCGAGGCGCTTGTACAACTCAGCCGCTTGCTCTAATTCCAAATGCTGGATCAGGCGGTCGAGATACCAACGAGCTTTTTTGGCGTCCTGGTGCGGACAAGCTTTAAACCACACGCGAAGCAGATACTTCAACGTGTTCCCAAGCAACATACCGCTAATCGGGTCTGGTGCGTGGCGAATGACATCTTCGATAACATCAATCGCCTCAAACCGGCCCTGTGTGTAGTGGGCCGGTGAGTTGACTACATCACTTGACGGCAAGTCGCTTGAGGGCATAGCCGAAGCTCCAGCTGTTATTGGGTCGTTCTAGGACGTAGCACTGATTAACGACATACATCACGTCGTAGCACTCGCCTTCGCCGTACTCGCCTTCGGCTTCGCGTTGCCAGATACCTTTGCAGGCACCTTCGTCGTCAAAAACACCGACGTAATCAGCGTCTTCTTCCATGGCCTCACGAATGGTGCGTAGAAACTCAGGCGTACCAGACACCTCACGGGACCAACGGGTTGGTGCGTAGTAGGGGCCTTCGTTTTTGTAGGTGGAAATGATCATGATGCTTTAAGAGTTTCTTTGTTGGATGGATCGACCCAGATGTAGTCGTTGCTTGTGCAGTGAACTTGGCGGTAAAGGTGAGGTGAGCCAGGCTGGCACTTGCGGATTTGTGCAAGACCTTTCTGGGCAGTAGCAGCAGTCATGTGACTACTTACAACATTCCAGCGGCCTTCACGCCACGCTTGCACCTGGAAAGGGAAGCTGTCGTACCGCTTTTTGCGGCCCATGTAGCTGTTGTCGATCATCAGTAGGTGTCTTCAATGGGCTGCCAGTCGTCAACCTCGCGTGCCAGGTCAACAAACTGCTGTTCAGTTTTAGGGAGTGGATCGTCGTCACCGATGGTCATCGAGCCCCGGAAAGTGGCGCTGCCGAACTCCGGTGGGTCGTAGCGTGTTGCGGGTGACGTTTGGATGACGTCAGCGATGGTGGCGACGAAGCGAGCGAAGTAGCCGCAAGGGCCTTCGACAAGCTCGTAGCTTTGAAGCTCAATCAAGGTGTCAGTCATTGCCTAGTCTGGCAGGGACTCGTCAAATGTAGCACGTCAGAAGGTGAGAAAGGTGTTGATGACGGGGAAAGTGTCTGATTCATAAGAACTCATGATGGAAGTATCGATGCCGCCTCTGAGCGCCTTTTCTACATCCTCCTCAAGCCTGCAAAACTCGTCTGGATCGTCTGCATAAAAGTCTTCGCAGACAGCTTCAGGTAATCCATCAGGGTTGTAGGCCGTAAAACGAACCACCGCAAGGAAACCCTTGACCTCAGAAACCCGGTAATAGGTGATGGTCGTAAGCTCCATTGGGCGCCTCGGCCTATCACCAGTCTGCCCACTATTTGAGAAGCTGGTCATAATGTAGTAGTTATTGAGGTGGGACGATGGAGATGCACCGCAGCTTCGCGCTCCAGCGATTCCGCCGCAAGATTGAAGGTTGCACAGATATAAGTGAGCTGCAACAGATGTCAGTGAAACTGATGCAGCTCTACTTACACCAACAAGACATCATCAATCAGATGGTCAAGAAAGGTTGGCTACCTAGTGAGGCACAGGAAAACCGTTAGCGGTTGAAGTTCTGCCGCTCTTCACGCTTTTCGCGGTACAAACGTCCCACCTCATCGAAGCAAGCCCTGCGTGTTTCGTAAGGAATGCTCTTGAAAATTTGATCCAGACGGAACATCAAAAACTCGTCACGCTCATCGGTGACT